CAGACACCGGCAGCAGATCCAGACCGGCGGGCCAACCTGGACGAGGCCATAAGATCACACCGGGAGCTGATAGAACAGCTGGAGGCACAGCTCCACTAGGCGGATAAATAATAAAAAGAGTTTACGGACACCAAAAAAAAGAGGCGGGCAGCCAGGCAGGAGGCCCGCTTTTGTGTTGGCTAAATTAATTAAATACTTTATGTCAATACATGAAAACAGTATTGTATAATGCTGCATAAGAGGGTAAAATATACATATAGCCACCCAGCACACCCTAACCACCCACGTTGAGACAGTCGTATTGATGTCAAGGGTCGATAAATAAGAGTGTAAAAGTGCTTGATATAAAGGGATTTCCGTGATTTGAACTCATATTCAAGTTGGGTTCAATGTCACGGAATTTTTTATTGTAAGAACATATCTAAAGCTATGAAAATGCAAGGTTGTGTGGATATTATTACTTTTTGTCTACTGAGTTGACGATATTACTGTCAAAGAGGTGGCGAGTTGATAAAATTACTGTAACAATCAGAGCGATTTAACAAGATTATTTAATAAATTAGAATGAGGAATATCTGTTGCACCTATTGATTTTTATAGCGCACTGCGCTATAATATATTAATATCAACGGGTAAAAGGAGCATACAGAAATGATTGAAGTAGAAAAACAATATTTAAAGGGTTATACGTTTATAGATCTTTTTGCAGGCTTAGGAGGATTTAGAATTGCATTAGAGTCACTTGGAGCAAAGTGTGTTTATTCTAATGAATGGGATGAGCACGTGCAAAAAGTTTATGAGGATAATTTTGGGGACATGCCAGAGGGTGACATTACCAAAGTAGATGAAAATACCATTCCATCTCATGATATTTTATGTGCTGGATTCCCATGCCAAGCATTCTCGATAAGCGGCAAGCAACGTGGGTTTGAAGATAGCCGGGGAACTCTGTTTTTTGATGTTTCAAGAATAGTTAAAGCAAAAAAACCAAAAATAGTATTTATGGAAAATGTGAAAAATTTCGCAACACATGATGATGGCCGTACACTTGAAGTCGTTAAAGCGACAATGGAAGAACTGGGATATACCTTTACTCAAAAAGTTTTAAATGCGGTTGATTACGGAGTGCCGCAGAAAAGAGAAAGAATTTATATGATTTGTTTTAGAAATGACTTGAATGTTAATGGGTTTGAATTTCCAAAACCATTCAAGCTTACTAAGCATGTTGAAAATTTCTTGTTGGAAGATGAAGAATTAGTCAAAGATTTATATGTGGATAGACCCGATACATATTATAATGGGAATAAAGACGACAAATATAGCAACAAAACATCTATCAGGCTTGGCATAGTAAACAAAGGCGGACAGGGAGAAAGGATTTACAGTACAAAAGGTATTGCAATAACGCTATCAGCAAACGGTGGTGGTATATTTGCTAAAACAGGAGGGTATTTAATTAATGGTAAAGCAAGAAAATTGCATCCGAGAGAGTGTGCAAGATTAATGGGATATCCTGATAGCTATAAGATATGCAATAGCATGAACCAAGCATACAAGCAGTTTGGAAACTCCGTTGTAATTGATGTTTTGCAACTTATTGCACAGCAAATTGGAAAAGCAATGGAGGAAAAGTAATGAACGAAGTTGACTTTAGAAATTGGCTTGCAAAATCTGATAAGAGCAAAAAAGTTCAAAGTGATATTGTTTCACGATTAAAAGCAATTCAGCGTGAAATTGGAAATTGCGACCTTGATGCAGAGTATAGCAATGATAAATGTGAGACACTTTTTAAAGCATTTGAAAACAAGGGTATTAATGATACCATGAAACAGTATGGATCTGTGAATTTGCCCATTGGGCAGTATACGTTGAGTGTGTATCGTTATGCATTACGTACCTACATTCAATTTCTTGAAGAACATTAAAAATAGGGCAAGTCATATTAGGCTTGCCCTATTTTTTATTTTTAAAGTTCTTTAGCAAATTGTTCCCGCGTAAGCCCTGATGCTCGTTTTTTATTAATTGAAAAAATAACATTCGCATTAAAGGTATTGGAAAGTTTTCGTATTTCAAATTCATTATCTCTTAATGAAAACATATATTCATAACCCTGATAAATAAATCGTTTATTATGAAGAGCTACTTGTGATCTTACAAACAGCTTATCCCCAACGGTACGAGTATCCGATATTGCATAGCCATGAGAACGAATGTAGTTAGTTATTTCTACAATGCGTGCTCTGCCAGTGTTACTTGATCCACTTCTTTTTATACGGTATTTTGCGGACACGTTAAAATGCCTTTGGAAATCATCTACCGGCAAAATTACATAATCATTGGTAATAAAATATTTTACCCCATTACTTTTGTATGTACTGATAATCCATTTTGCAAATGTGTCATCGCCGTCATCCAAAACAATTTCTTTTCCGCCTGTACCTGCTTCTTTGAAATCCTCGAAATAGATGTTCATATGGTTCATAATCTTTTGTGCATACACGTTGATACGGGTAGAGTTTAATCTGCTATATTCGAAGGTATTCGTTGAAATGTCTGGTAATAAAACAAACTGGCCACATTGGGCAGGACAATGTTTGGCATCGATATAAAACGATGTGCCTTTATTAGTTTTTACCAGAATGTCAGGGACTGTTGAGTCCGAACCTCCTTGATGAACGAAATTTGCGTACTTCCCAAAAGTTTTATTTAAATATTCAGTGCATTCTATTTCAAAATCTTCCCATACAGCCATAAATATGTTCCTCCTATTTTATTTTTTATATTTTTCAATATCATTTAGTGATGTAAATGGTTTCAAATGTTGAAAACCATAAAATCCTGTTTTGGTTCCTCGTGCTCTCAGATTACTATCTAAAATCAAGTTCGTATCCTGATATGTATTAAGAACGTCTTTAGTGGCAAGTCCACAAACAAAGATAAGATTTGGTATTTTCGAACTTCGAATGCAGATAATTTGTGGATAATAGTTTTCTTTAAAAATAATAGGAAACTTACCTTGTTCAACTGTTTTTATTCCTACAGAATAGCCAGGAATATCTGGATGGTGATACAATCCTGAATATCCTATTGTCCAGTCAATAATTTGGATTCCTAATAGTTTTTCAAGAGCAGCTTCGCCTAAATACCCGGTTGTAAATCTTTTGATTTCATTTAAATTATCCCTTTGATGATGTTCCTCTACTGCTTTTGCTGCTATTAGTTCTTTAACAAACTCAGAAATGCGGTTAGCATAATCTTGTTCGACCTTTACTCTTTTGAAGGAATCTGAGAAAGCTCCCACATAATCGTTATATGAATAGCTCATACGTCATAAACACCCCCCTTTATTAACAATCTAAAAATTTCTTTATACTGAATCCTAACGCCCTAATGACATCCACTGTCATCGCATTTCCTGCTTGCATAAGAAGGTGACGGTCGGAAACAACGTCTTTAACTCTTTCAGCATGTTCTTTTGGAAATCCCTGCAGTAAAAGAGCTTCATAGCCTGTTAATTGATATATTTTTTTATTTTTAACATATAAAATCCCATCACGTTGAGCACGCAGAGTCGGGCATTTCCCATCATAAATTCGAAGGTCATTCATACGAGTATCGATGATTTTTCCTTCCATTTGACTTATGTCGGATACTGTGTACTTTCCTTGATTTGTAGGATTATTGAGGTAGTATTGAAGAATTTCTAATCGTTCTTCAGAAGCTAAGTTTTCATCAATTAAGTAATTTTTTAAATCTGGCATAGGAACAGTTTCTGGCCACTCAAATTCAGTAATATCTATCGGTAAATCATTTCTAAAACCAACGAAATATACCCTTTGCCTCATTTGGGGGACGCCATAGTCGAGACTCGTTAGAACTTTAAAATCTACAAGATAGCCGCATCCGGTTAATTCGTCCATAATAACCTTGATGGTTTTTTTTTTGTCATGAGTTACAAGCCCTTTTACATTTTCAAGAATGAAACATTTCGGTTTTGTTTCATTTATAATCCTAGACAGATGAAAGATTATTTGACCACGATTATCTGAAAAACCATCTTTTCTGCCTATAACCGAAAAAGATTGACATGGAAACCCAGCAATAAGAACATCAAAATCTGGTAGTTTCTCTTTTGATAATTTTTTAAGGTTGCCATAGTTTTTATCTTCGTTATCGTTCATTAATCGATATGTTGTATCTGCTAACCTGCTGGTGTCGGAGTGGCCTACACATTCTAGCCCGTTTTGCTCAAGACCGATTCTGCCACCCCCAATTCCGGAGCAGAAGTCAAAAAAAGTTTTAATTGCCATTTAAATATTCCCCTTAGTGTTTAATCGTCAATAGTTTCTAAAATATCTTCCAGGCGACAATCCATGGCCTCACAAATTTTAAGAAGGACATCGGTAGTGATATTTTCGCCTTTCCCTAACTTGGCAATGGAGGCGGCACTTACGCCACTTAATTCTTTTAAATCCTGCTTATTCATGTTTTTGTCGATTAGCATCTTCCATAGCTTATTATAGCTGATACGCATTTTGTAACCTCCAGTCTTTAGAAAATCTATTTGATGCCCATCATCATTTTGTAATGCTGTTCTTGATTCATAAATGTAAATATCATCTCAAATGTTTCTCGGCTCTGCACTACATCGATGCAGTCATCTACATAGTTCATTCCATCATTAATACCAATAGAATTTGCACTAATATAAGAAAGCATTGCAGATGCCATTTGATATTGAGTAGTATCTTCGCTGCCATCTTCCTTGTGAGTTATGAAGTTATCTTTGTGATCCATTAAGATGCGTTTGCGGAGTATTGCACCATCATATCCGCATAACTGCAAAAAGTAATATTCCAGGATGCGGCGGATAACATTCATCAATGGTATGGCTGATGTTACCTCCTTATACTCGTCCCAGGCCGCATAGGCC